CATTTCTTCAGGACTAATGGCATTCTGGTTCTGCACTGGTTGTTGAGCGGGCTGCGCGGTTAATATAGAGATAGCCTTAGCTCTTGCATCTTGAGCGCCGGAGGACTGTGCGCCTGTGGGCTGAATCATGTGGGGGGAGGAGACAGATTGTACTCTCATTATAAACTTCCTTGTTGTTTGTTATTGAGCAGCCGATGCGCCGTTTGGCACTAGGGGCGATGTTGGAGTAGGTTGAGCGTTAGCTTGTGGTTGATTGGGTTGCGGAGCCATTGGTGGTGGCTGTGCTGCCTGTTTAATGGCTTGGAGTTGAGTGAAGAAGTCACGAAGCATCTGAGCTTTAGATTCTTCAAGTTTAGCTTGGCCGTACAGATTGATATACTGAGTGACAGTAGTGGTGGCCAGTTGTAGATCCATGAATGGGTCTGGCGGTGTATATTTGCCGCTTTCGATAATGTCATCGAGTATTTGGAAGATGCGCTCTTCACCGGCATTAGCCAGCTTCTCTACCTGCTCGAGGTCCGGGTAGTCTAGGAGTCTGCGACCTTCTTGAAGACTAATCATGCCTGATTGCACCATCTCAGTAACTTTGGCTAGGCGACCTGCCGGATCTTTAGGAAGAGCCGATTGGGTGTAACATTGTATAACAAAGGTGTCAGCCACTAAGTCAGCTTTCCTTAAATCGATCTCTTTAGTGCTATTCTTATTGGGATAGACTGTACTATAGCTGCCTTCACGTTCGCAAATATCTTTAGCTAAATCAATAACTTGATAAGCCAAGTCGATAAACATATTGTCAAAGCGGCGAGACAGAGCAGCGAACCTATCAGTACTGATATCATCATATGAACGGATTGCCTCTCCGGAGTCAAGACCTTGCGGCTTTTGGCTTGTTGCTTGTAGCGCTGATACGCCAGATTGCTGATATCCGTATTGGATGAGTTTGTCTCGTTCTGCATATAGCTCCGGAGCGTTAGAAGGCGCAACTTCATAAGTAGGCTTAATGCCTCGATATTTTACAATTACGCCGATCTCGTTATTATGATGGGCGGCGACTACTTTTGAGCCGTCTTCTTGGAAGATGCGTGGCACGCCGACGAGCTTGATGGCCCGACTAATGGTGTATAAAAGACTATTTAGCTCCATCTGAGTGCCCATGAGCTGTTCTGCCACACCTTGCCCCCAAAAGCCTAAGAGCGGCGGGGCATAATGAACGAAGGTGAATGGGAAACGGTCTTTAGTGTATTCTTCGTCAATAAGATAGCCAGTAGAGCATGCAAGTGTATGCCTGCCGTCTGTAGCTTTTTTACCTGAGGGGAGATGCCAGCCTTCTACCACCATCACTAGGTCGGAGACAGACCTAGAGGCATCAGGGCTTTGATCGGCTGACCCTTTGGCGGCAATTGACAACTTATCCTTCATTTTAGGGAAATTGGCCATCAGTACTTTTCGATCGACAAGCTTCATGCGGTATAGTTGTCTAGGCTCGCCATATATAGCTTCATTTGGATCGATAAGCAGTTCGGTCAGGAGCACTCGCTCCATGCCTATGCGATTGTCTGGTGTTTCGAAGTGATGGATGACACCAGTTCCTGTTACGCAGGCGTCTCTAAATACTAAAGCTGCAAGGTCATAAGTCTTACAATGATAGAACTCACCTTGGACGAAGTTATTAAGCTTTTTAGCTAGAGTACGTTGCTTATAGTCGCCATTATCGGTCAAAAACACAGGCTGGGGGCGGCTCTGGGTTATGCGCGAGGTGAGGGTGTCTACGACCGATTGTACCAAGTTGAAGGTGGGTCGTTCTTGCGGCATACTGTAGGATTGGTCAAGCTTAGAGATGTTATTGCCCATGAAGCTGAACAAGCTCTTATTACCGTAGAGCCTGGCGTAGACGGCTGTTTGTCTATAACGATAGTTTTGAGTCTCTTTGAGATAGGCGGCAGATGTAAGCATAAGGCTTGCGGCCTTATCTGGATTGTTTTCAGTCCACCATTCGTAATGGTTAAGTTCATCAGACGTTGGTTTCGTCTTGAACGTGACTTTATTAACTTTAGTACTTTGCGATATCTTCAAAGGTCACTGCCTTATTGTTGATCTGACCATACACTGGGATCGCTTGAGCCGAAGAGCTTTTGGTCATCTGTTAGCTCATCTGTGGGTATAATCAACGGCTCGATTGGCGTTGTCTCGTCTATATTCGTTATGGAGTCCGATATATGTCTTTGGCGTACAGTTGTATTTCGGTGACGTACAGGGGCCTTCCCCAGTACAATCTCTATGTTTTCAACCTTAATAATTTCCACATGTTGGCGCCTGCACAACTTGATAACAGCCTCTAAATCCTTGAGTGTGTCTACTTTCATCAGAACTGCCTTCGACTCTTCATTCGACGCCTCATCTCGTCTATATGGTCATGGGAGTCGCTATCGATGTCATCGCCCTTTTCATTAGAGTCTTCGGGCTGACTGACGTCTTTAAAGTCACTGTCGTAGTTCTCTTTGAGTACTTCATCTTCATTTCTAGGGTAATAGGCGTTTGGCTGTTCCATAGAGTTAAGGTCTAAGTCCACTTGTCCACCGTCAGCATAGCCGTGTACTGCATTGTCTTCGTCCATAGCGCCTGAGTCGATCATAGCGTGCATACGATCGCGCTTAGCCATAATAGCCGCTGCGATTGAGTCATGTCGCTCTTCTTCCATCTCGTCGTCTAACATACCACCATCTGCATACGGTTTGCGGCCATTGCTATGCTCTCGTTCCATATCTAATGCATTAGGGTTAGAGCTGTCTGCGTCTAATTCATTGCGCCATTTTTGAGGTTGTTTATTATGTGGGCCACTTGGTGATAGGCTATCCATTAGATCGCCTTCATCCATTCGCTCTTCTAATTCGTCATGATTGTCTTTCGGCTGCATTATTGGGCCGCCTTTAGCATATCGGCCTAAAGGACTTTGTTTCTTTTTCATATCGGCTGAAGCTTCATCTTGAGCATATTGGCTTTCAGAGTTTTGTTGATATGGGGCTTTCTTATTGTTATGTTGGCGCTCCATATCAGGTACTTTATTACCTGATTTAACAGCATCATATTCGTTATCTCTTTGAATTGGTTGAGCTTTATCAGTTTCTGGATAAATACTATCACCAAGGTCATTCTCGTCATCACGCATTTGGCGATTACGTCCTGAGAAAGCATCACTACCTTTAAGCTTAGGCTGACTTAACTTGGTTGGAGATGGCTTCTGTGCTTGTTTGATTGTAACATCAGATGACCAGTCATCATTTTTAGACGCCTTATTGCCTTCATTCTTATGAAGTTGTTCTTGACCGTTTTCATCCTCATCTTGAATATAACCGCCTTGGGCGTTCATAATACGAGGTTTGATGATACTAGAGGCCACCATTCGGGGTGACTTTTTCATTTGCATTTTTGGTTTCATTATTTCGCCACCTTCAGCTTCATTAGCCCAGTTTTGAGATTTCTGTTCATCTAGATCCACAGATGGAGAGCTTGGTAAATGTTGATCTTCAGTGTGCGGATCTGGTTTAACGGTTTTACTGGTCGGAGATGAGGCGGAAGAGGAAGAGCCATTGTTGCTGGATGAGGGAGCGGAAGACCCACTCCCACTTCTTGATGGACTAGAGGAACCGCCGCCGAAAACGTCTTGCATTGAGGATAGCACCGCTCCGCCCTCAACAAACTTCTGAACTGGTTTACGTTTATTTCTACGCTTCATATCGTAAGCTATTTCCAATGACTGTTTTTGAGGTTTACCGGCGTCCATTTCGGTTTTTACGTTCTTACTGAAGGCTTTGGAGCTACTACCTTTAATCAATAGCATATATTACCCGGCAATCGATAGAGTGCATTGAATGGCATTAGCCAATTGATCTACTGCAGCAGATGAGCTCAGCGCCACTGCAATGCTGTCTAGAGTGGCGGCTGTCACATTAACTGCGAAGCCGCGGGCACCTGCAGAGCCGGTATAGATAGTTGTAGGGCCGCCTCCGCTTGGAGTTTGGGTAATAGTTACGACTACTTGGGACTGCGATGCTGACCCTTGATCGATAGTAGGAAGTTGTAATTTACCGGCTACGAGGTATTGGCCGGCAGAAGGCAGACTTGTAGTTACCGTGGAAAGGTTTGTAAAGGTGGCGTTTAAACTGAAAGACATTTAAGGGTTACTCCTTGGATTTACTGGCTAATTGGTTTTGAGCGGCATATGAATGCGGTTCTACGTGGGGGCCTTCTTCGTGGGGTTCACTATCGAGGATCTGGAAAGCAGATCTAATTGCTTCGGCTGCGCCCTTAGCATCTTGGCCATGGACTGCTCGAATAAGGTCTTTAGCACAAACTTCTATGCTATCGATATCATTAGACTCTTCGCTAGGTTTTTCGTCTGGAGTGCGAGTTTTTGTTAGGATTCCGCCAGCTACTGATCGGTCTTTTAATTTTAGGAAGGGCAACACCGTAGGACCTCCGGTCTCATCTTCTTAGTCCTTATGTCCAATTAAGCGGTATTTAGGTCGATTTTAAGGCTTATCCTTCGCCTTTTAGCCATTTTTCAAAGCTTTCTTCGCGCTGAAGGCCTTCCATCTCCTTGTCAAACATTGTACTTGTCTGCGCCTCAGCCCACTCACGTGTCCCCCATTGTGGGGCGGCAGGTGGCGGGGGCTTGTGGGTATATGAATAGCTTTCCCGGAAAGCATATAATACGGCGTCAATAATGTCCGAATGCGGTTTCTTTTTAATCACTATACGGTTAGGCGTAGTTCTATCCCAATCCACCTGGATGAGGTAGGAATCTTGAGCGAATCTGCCTTTGGCTCTAGCCATGAACTTACCTGTGCGCATGGCGTCGTTGAGGAACTCCACATTACTTTGTTTATGGGCTTTGTCGGCGGGTTCCACTGGTACGCCGAATCGTTGGCGTAAATCTTCGGCTATCTTCTTGCCAAGGCCACCTTCATCTAGGATGATCTTATAAGCACCATATTGCTTTTGGGCAGCTTCGATCATTGTAGTTAGGGCGGATATACCTTGCTTAGGCTTTACTATCTCGTCGACAAGATACGTAATAGGTGATGTTTCAGACCACGCAACCACAGCAATAGCGTCAGCATCGTTATAACCAATGTCGACACCAAGAATATAGTTCCACTTATTGTTAGGAGGCAAGGTATCAAAATGATTCGTCTTTTCATTATATCTTATCCATAAGCTTTCAACATCTAACACCCACTTGTTTAAGTACTCTCGTTGTAGTGTCGGATGGGTGTCATCCCATTGGCGCTTTTCCTTTAGATCTTTTAAGAATCCTACTGCATTGGGCATATGGGGGTTTTGTGTCAGATCCCATTTATGCGTATTATACCCATACTTGCCCTTCTGGGTAATATCGAAGTAATAGCCATTAGGGACTGGGCCCGGAGTGCCGGTCATAGCAAGCCACCCATCCGCGTAATCGGCGATCGAGGGAGTGAGTACGTCGTCAACAAGGCTTTGAAGATGTGTTCCCATATCTTGCGCCTCATCTATAGCGACGCCTGGGAACTTGCGACCTTTAAGCCTTTTGATATAGTCCTTAAGGTCAGAGCCCATAAGCTTAAGCCTGGCACCATTGGGATGTTTCATTTCTAAGCGTGATTCTACAAATGTACAACCGATGCCGTATCGATCATTGATCTCATGGAGGACAGGCCACATGATGCCCCTAGCAGACTCTTGCGTGAGCGATAGGTATAGGCATTGAGACTTTGGGTATTTCTCCATTGTTTTAAAGAACTTAAGGGCTAAGCCAGTAGTCTTGCCGGAGCGGCGGGAGCACTGGGCGGCAGTATATCTGGCCGTGTCATTGATGAAGGCATCTTGCGGTGCGAAGTCGCCCTTAAGTATTACCTTATTAGCGTTGGTCGCTATCTTCTTCCTGCTGATTGTCTCTTTTAGGACAGATGTCTTACTAGTCAGCATCGCGCTTTCCTAATACCTCTTTGGCTTGCGTCTCTAAGTCTTCGTCACTCATTCCTCTAAGTAACTGTTCTTCCCTATCTTTGAGCTCAAACAGAAGCTTAAGGTGATCTCTAAGGTCTCTAGCGCTTGCTGGATCAAGCTTGCCGTTCTCAGACATGGAGGATAGGTTTTTAATTTCTCTGTATAGGGCTAATAGTCCGTCGTCTAAAAGACTGCCAATAGAAATGTCTGAGATGGCAGGCGTATCCACTTTAGGCGGACGATTGCTCTGAAACATTCCACTTGAATCCTTTGTAGGCTCGGGCCTTATCCATTTCTTCATTGAGGACTTTGAGTTACCACATGGAAGTTAGTAAATGGCGCAATAGCTGTCAAAGGTTTACCATTCTTGTCAATTAGATTAATCTCTACTGATGTACTGTCCACCAAGAACATGCTTGTTACTTGAGTGGCGCCATCGGACATGCGAGTATTAAGCTGAGTCTTGGTGCTGCCAAAGCCTGGAATGAATAAAGATGTATGAAGTTGAGCGTAATTCAGTGAAGTCTTATTGCTGGACATTAGTTACCTCTTCCTGTGGCTGTTTCTTAGCTTCTAGCTCTTTGGCGGCGGCGGCTTCGTGGTTCAATGAACGAATACGGCCGTTAAGGCTCTTAAGTTCGTCGCTAAGCACCTCGACCTGATACTGGATCTGACCGGCGGCGAAGATACGCTCTTGGTATTCTTTTTGGATCTCGGCAAGTTCTCTGGGAACTGAGAGTTTTTTACCTTTTGCGGACTTACTTGACATGTGTTTTTTCTCCTTAGAGTTTAAACGGGTTAAATATTGGTTTTGATTCAAATTTACTTAAAAGCGATTCACCTATTTCAGTTAGGTGACTTACGGAAACAGGATACTTAGGCACTAAGCTCCGGGCTATGCCCTTTTTACGCCACGTAGTGCCATCTGCCAGCTTAGAGTTTTTTACATACACCCAATTTATGGCCGTGTAGTCAGCGCTGAGGAGGCTGTATCCTAAGATCACGTCTGAGTCTTCTTTGAGGCAAGCAACTTTGACGGCGCCTCGAGCGATGAGCGCCTCTGCCACAGGTTTATAGTGCACCATGAATATGTCCTTTGGTATTTTGTTGTACCATGGGTTGCCGTAATAGACACCACGCAAGAAGGTAGCTAGAATGAAGTTAGTATCTTCTTGCTTGCCATCACGAACGTCATAAAGGCCTTGAAATGCGCTCATACTTGTAAATACCTGGATTTCATCTCTTGCTCTAATTTCTTAAGTATGTAGAACACCATTGACTTTTTGATCTTAGACAGCTTCACTTTGCGTAGAGTGTCTGCGATGTCTCTAACACCTATGCCTTCAGTGTGGTATTCCCAGATGACTTTCTCTATTTCGTCGGCGAATTTATATTCATGTAAAAAGTGGTAACACATATAGTAGTATTCTTCGATGGCTTCTCGGTATACGGGATGTTTCTGTTGACGCCTAAGATGAGCTGGGTTTATAGAGCCATCCTTGTACTCTATATCTTTAAACCCAGAATCTTTCAGCTTTTTGTACCATTCGTCCTTGAATTTTAAATATTCGCTACGTTTGGGTTTCATTTTGAGCTTGTTGGCCATTAGCCGCTACTTCCACAATTGGTTGTGTAGTAACTTCTACTGGTTGAGCGGCAGCTGCTTGCTTGGCCTTGATGTCTTGGAATAGCTGAGAAGCGACCTGATTAGCGGCAGCTTTGCGCAATAGTCTAACAAAGTATTGGTCTTCAATTGATGCCATATCGTGCTTAGCGTGAATGACGGCAGAGGCAAGAGCGAACTTCAAAGAGTCCTCGTCAGCAAACTTACCGGCTAAGCTGATAATGCGGTCGGCCCATGCGTGGAACTCTGTCATGCCTACGGGTAGTTTTCGTTTAAAGTAACTTCTGATTAAAACAAATAGTCTCATAAAACTCCTTATATGAATAAGTATTACACACTTTATCCGAAAGGTCAAGTAATTTTCTATACTTCGGCGAAGTTTTTACCTATTTTAGGAATGGCCTCTAACGGTACGCCTGGTAATAGCGTGGTGTTTTCAAGGGCATTTTGTAATAAAACACTAATGTTTTCAGCATCTTGCTCGTTGCATTCCACTATAACGGAGTCATGGACTTGACACACTATGCGATTGTTGATTCTGGCTATGGCGCTGTCTTTTTTAAACTGAATAGTAGCGCGGTTAACTATACTGGCGCCTGTTGACTGAATACGGTGATTAACAGCAAGATTTAGTAAATTCCTGGCATCATATGGCAGCTTTTCGTGCTTTATGTTGCCGTAAAGCTTTTGTATGCGTTTAGCCTCAGGCATACGTCTAAGACGACCGAATAAATTTGAAACAGCGCCATTTTTCATAGCTAAACTATGAGAATCTAGCATCATTTGTTTAACCCCGGGAAATCTTTCAAAATAGTTTTCAATGTCTGTTTGAGTATCTTCGATGTTTTTCCCGGTCGTAGGGGCGAGCTGATGCGCAGTCGCTCCATATGTACTGGCGAGGGCGATAACTTTGGAGAGATCTCGTAGATGCTTATATTTAACTCCAAACGCATCCGGCGAACCTTCTTTTTGCGGCGTGCAGTCTGTTTTGTCATATACTTCCATTCCGATGACGCTATAGAAGTCATCTGTTCCATTAAACGCTTCCATTAAGCGTTTGTCTTGACTCATAAAGGCAAACACTCTTGGCTCTAATTGAGAATAATCGGCGCCCACAAACACCTTGCCCGGACGCGCTATTACGCATTCTTTTATTCGTTTATCGTCTCTAGGTAGGTTTTGCCAGTTAGGGTTGCGGCTTGAGTACCGTCCAGATGTCGTTCCGTGCTGCAGAAACTGTGGATGGATAACACCGTAAGCGAGCCTCGATTCAATACCTTCTATATATGTACTGAGTAGTTTCTGTTTTCGGTTGTACTCCAGTAGTACTTCTATCCATTTATACCGCTTAGCGTACTTCTTCAATACGCTCTTGTCACAAGCTATATAGGACCAAGGATCTTTGATCTTTTTAGCTCGAACCTTTTTGCCATTAATGGCTGCCTCTGGTTGGTATACTTTGTCTTTTGATCTAGTGCACTCGGTGATAAAATCTCGTTTGGCGGCGGCATAGTAAGGTATGCGCATACTTAGGCCGTCACACACTACTTTACCTTCTTTAGTTAAGGTATTGAATTCTAAGCCTAATTGCCCAAATAGTAGCCAGGATAGTTGGGGATTAGACCCGATATTGAAGACATTCTTTTTAGTTGTACCGGGGTACTTATCTTTTATGCGTTCGTGGATCTCTTGATAGATAAAGTCCTTAGCTTGTAAGCATTCGGATTCTAATGTCTTTTTTAAAATTAATAAGCGTTTTGTATCAATCTGAAGCCCCGTAGTATTAAGCTCGTAGGACACTAGCCTAAGGAGAGGCATTGATTCATCTTCATAGAAGAATTTGTCTAAACCCTGTTCTACGAGCTCCGGAACGAGAATATGGAATAATCTGTAGGTAAGTAAGGCATCTTTAGCGCCGTATTTACCTAATAACTGGAAATCCGCTTTATACATCTCGTAGTTGGCTTTAGTTAGTTGACCGCCGTTGGCCGACACACTCTCGCGCATCTCCATCTGCTCTACAATCGAATCCACGCCGAAATATTCCTTCGCAAGCTCCTTTAGGCCCACCCGCCTGTTCTCGTCGAGTAAATGCGCCAAAACCATGGTGTCGGTGTGTAAGCTATTGATAAGACTCACCTTAAAAAACGCCTCTGCCATCTGGCAGTCGAACACGGCGTTGTGCATTACAAGTTGTTTAGTGGCGAGTACTTCTATGAGCTTTTGCGCGGACTCGCGCATCTCAGGAACGTACTCGAGTTTGTCTACTGCCCATTTGGCTAATACTATGTAGTAGGCCTTATCCTCATTACAACACACAGAAAACCCTATAATCTCATGTTGAGTCGTAAGCCCGGTAGTTTCACAGTCGTACGCTATAATATTAGCCGCTTCTATGTCATTCCACAGTGGGGCTAGATTAATGGGATTGTCTATTACTATTAGTTCCATTAACACCTTCTTTGTACGGCACTGACTGGTAGGTTAGTATCTCCGTTTTGCGATCGGCCTTTCGTTTATTGGTTGCTTGGGTCAAGAAGTAGGTAAATGAAGTTATCTGGTCGCCAGTCATGTCCTTCATAGACTCAGTCTCGGAGTCGAAAGCGAAGTAATAGGGGACATCTTCCTGGATTATATCTCTTTTGGCCTTCTTATGCCGGATCTTGCAGAATTTAAAGGCAGTTACGGTGGGACAGGCCTCTTCTGAATGGCAACGCTTTAATGGCTGCCATAGAGTAATCAGATAATCGACATAGGACTCAAAGAATACGGTGCCATAGGCAGCATCTTTATTGAGCTCCAAGTCTCCTATACCTGCCTTTTCCCTATTGGTTTGGGACTGCATCACTAATAGAGTGTTCGTCTCTACTGCGAAAGACTTCATAGCATGACATATCTCTTCAAGTTCTAGTGTCTTGCCGTTTTTATCCTTCTTCTTAAGAACACCAATGTGATCGATTACCACGCAGCCGACTTTACGGCCCGATATCCTTGTGTATTTCTTGATGTATTCTTGAATCTCGTGTAAAGATAAGTGACGATAGTTGTTGTCCTCGTCGTAGTTACTCATTATTTGCACTTTGCTGTGCAATTCTGGCTCTTTAGCGCACATAGTTTGCCAACGGTCTGCTATCTCTTTAGCGGGCTGCTCTAACGGTATAAAGAAATGGTCATACTCAGGGTTGCATTGGATAAACCACTTAAACATGTTGAGCGCAAAGGCAGTTTTTCCTACTCCCGAACCTGCTACAAGGCCTATTACTTGACCGAGACGAAAGCCATGGTAAGTACTATCGATGCGCGGATGACATCTGAAGCGAGAACCTTTGGCTGTGTCTTCGCCTCGGGATAGAAGTTCTTTCACACTAAGGGATAGATCCAATGTCTCTTTATCTTCTGAGAGCTCAAATGTCCATATCTTTTCTATAATATTCTGGGCATAGTTTATACGATGTATGGGCGAACGCTGCATTGCTTTAGCGCTGTTCACTAGCACGCTTGCTGCTTCATCTTTGGTAAATCCATTGGCGAACATTAGATGCGCCAAGCGCCAGTCATTCATACTCCGGTCATCGGTGCTACCGGCCCATAGATTATTGGCTTCACTGTTCTCCCGCAGGAGACGGCCAAATTTAGGCGGCATTACATCAGATACTGACATAACTGAATCTTCGATGTTATAGGTTTTATCGTAGTGGTGCTTGCAATACTGCTCGTCCGCAGTTGATATAGGCGGCAGCAGTTTGTCTAACTCTTCGGCGGTGTATTGGGTATCTTCTTCGTAGATAAGTTCACAAGGCACTTGGGCATTTTCATATTTTGTATTTATAGTACCTGGGAGGCGCATCAGCTGAAAGATCTTACCAACGGCCTCATCTGTTTGTAACAATCGCATTAGACGACGCTGAAAGCGTAAATACCCCATAGCATCTAAGTTGCTAACCTTCCAGTATACGTGAATGCCATTGCCAGAGTCTATTATGCGGGTAGGTGGCAGATCTAGTCGACAGACTTTTTCGATAAAAGCGTCTTTGTCTTTGTAAATACCGTCTTTAATATCGCAGTCAACAAAGCACCAGTCGAATGTAGTGATATCAGCGCCAGTGACAGGAGTATTACTTTTGTAGTCAGAGGGGCCGTTTGGTATAAAAAAGATACTATATCCATTAGAGTTGTATTCCTTTATCTGCTCATCTGTAAGCTCACCTTCTATGACACGAGGAAGGTCTTTGTTTTTAGCCCAGTCGGGAAGGATCAATCGGCATAATGTCATGAGTCCCCCTGAAGAATGTACCTATTGCGGTCAGTGCCCCTGGAAAACAGGCAGAGCGCCCTGAGTGGGGATTGCACCAGTTTTAGCCCCATCTCACCAAGTGTCTTTCGACGACCGCAATAGGTACGAAAATACTATTTACTTTTAGCGTTCTTACCTAGAAGTGCATTTACACGCGCTGCGCGATCAGCTGTAGTACCTTTAACCGCCACGAGAGGAGTCGTGTCGATACCGCCCTCATCGTCGTCAGTATTAATGCCAAATGCATCCAGGTCATCTTCAGACTCTTCGTTGCCGCCACCTATTGAACTTCCAGCATTATAACCTTCGGCTTCGAAGGAGGCGTTAGCATTGCCAGACTCCAGTACAGGAATGACATTATCCAAGTCCTGCATAACGTCGTATTTATACATTTCGCCGTTCTTAGTAGCTTGCATCCCAACGAATTCAATTCGCAGCATAGTACCGGGCTTAACTTGTCCCATTTTGCGGTCCATGTCTGTCTTGCCCCAAACACCTACATTGCCTTTAGGCGTTTGAAGAAAGTAGATATAGGAAAAGCCAGACTTCTTCTTATCATCCACAATTTGTTTTTTGCCAAGATAATATCCCTCTGCGTTTGTCGGGTTTTTCTTGCCGGTCTTGCGGTTGGTCCCGCCGAGAGAGATTGTCGTCTCTGCGTTCAAATCAGATACCTTTTGAAATGCCATCGTAACTCCTTTTTTGTTGTTATGGTTTAATATCTTTTTTATAATTAACACTTGGATCTAAGAATACACGGTAAGGAAGCCATTTGTCAACTGAAACATCGTCAAAATATACGAGCGGTTTACATTTCACTTCGTCAACGTAAGACTCAAGTCCTAGAGCAATAACTACATTACGCGCCCATTCCCATCCGCCCCTGCTCCAAACCACCACATGCGAACCCCTGCGGTCAGCCTCTTTCAGTAAGCGTACCATTGGCGCATGAATACGTTGAAGTACATGCCGTCCCGTGACTGGGTCGAGCACTTTGATTAGTTGACCATGTTTTGCGTCACTCGGTAGCACCAGTGTGCCGTCTACGTCGAAATACGTTGTATCTTCATTTTTAGTCACAATCATTGCAGGCCTCCTTGCACAGCGCCGTCGAGCGCCTCGTTGAGTTCATCCATTTTATCACAAAACTTATTCAAAATGATAATAGTCTCGTTACTGGCGGCATTAGGGTCTTCTTCTACATCAGTTTGAAGGCTATTGACCATACTGCATGCTAATTCTAGTGCTTCATAGAGCAAATCTTTTTCTCTTGAGCTTAATAATTCTTTGTTCATACACCTTCCTCTTTTTTATAACGATTATCTTTAAGTGTGCCTAATTTCTGCTGCTGAAGTAGCATCGCACAGCAAGCCATTACAGAGCCTAGATGGGGTTGTCCATCGGTCGGATCGCATTCTTCGCCTTCGTTCCACGCAGCAAGATGTCGCATGGCTGCCGCTACCAACTGTGTAGCCTTATGGCCTTTGTAGTAATTATAGCGATTGTACTTCTTTTCGCCTACTTCAAAGGCCCTAGACATCGCCTCGAGGGCGACATAAGGGACATGAGAAAAGTCTGGCTTAGCCTGATCATTTTTCGAGGCGGTTACTGGCGGTTGTTCGTTTGACATCTGTTTGTTTCCTCCACTGTCTTAAGACTTTATCACTGTATTTGGTGTGAGTCAATTGCTTTGCATGACCAATGTTGTACGCAATGATGGCCTTAGTGATGTCGCCATTGTATCGGCTAGAATTGCGCGCTAAGTATTTAGCCGCATAGTAGATATTGGTCTTAGGATCCATAAGCTGCTTTTCTGTGCCCTTAAAGCCTAGCCATTGGGCGGTTTCGAGCTTAATTTGACATACTCCAACTGAATTGCCTCTACCATCATCTTTGTGGATAGCGTTGACGTTATGAGTACTCTCTACGTAACATAACGAGGACAAAAGTCCTTGCGGAAGGCCGAACTGGGTAGACATCGATATGAATAGTGTTGTTAAAAGTTGTATGCCCATAGATCTATAATACTATAGTCCAGGGTGTTTGGCAATATTCTAAGGGCTATGTATCAGAGTGAACCGATCCAACGTCCGCCCTTTTTAAGTACCATTGGTACGATCTGAGGTACGCCATTCACAATGATTATAAGAGACACTATAGGGCGTTTAGGATTAACTTTATTGTAACCTAGCGCTAAGCTTTTATCATCAGCTAAGCACCCTGTATGGGCATCAAACATAAGCTTTTCCGGGGTACTGATATAACTTATCTGGGCTTTTTCGTGAAAATGACCTTGAACACAACTCATACCGTATTGAGACGCTAATCTGCCGGGACTTCCAGACTTGCCGTGGCAAAAGTAAACAGGTCCCAATGCTGTTTGCAAGATCGTATCAAAAACCCACAACCACTCTTTCGGGGCATCGAGAATGTCGTTATAAGACTTAATAGCTTTGCGGGGAATCTTTCCTGTCTTTGCTTTACGCAATACCATAGATCCATGGTTCGATTCAATCACAGTCACTCTGGGAAATAACTTATAAATGGGCTTTAAACCTTCGATAGCATAATCAAGTTCTCTTCCGGCGGCGTCTAGGTCAGGGTCACTTTCATGGTACGAACTGTCATGGAAATCGACTTCATCGCCAATACATACCACTGTGTCTGGTTTATACTTGCCCTTAACCGCCTTTAAGAAAGGAATGGCATCTGGGTGAGCATAAGGACAATGAAGATCAGATATTACCAGAATGCTTTTAGCTATTTTCATTTTATTCCCCGCCTTTTAGTTTGTTCAACGCCTCTACACAGTATTGTACTTGAAACTTACAATCATCTAATGCGTCATGATGTGTGCCTTCCCTATTGGGTCTGTGATGTGTGTTAGCTAAGTCCACCAGGGTGCGTATGTCCCTAGCCGTTCGGTATGAAAAAGAAGGTTTGATACTTAGACGCTTCATAGCTTCAGTCAATATGACAAAGTCAAATGTTGCATGACTCCATACGCACTGGGCCTTAGACATAAATGTATTAAAATCAATTAATGTTGCCTTTATGTCTTTAAGCGGCTCAGCAGTAATTGAGGCAATTGCTTCTTTCGACTGCTTTAGCCACCAATACACTGTGTCTGCGTCGATCTCGGCTCCGGCCTTTACAGAACTACGGGCATCTATATTAGCTTTGAAGGTCTCTCGTATCTCTCCGGTATCTCTATCGAAGTAGCAAGCACCTATCTGTACAATACAGGCGTACTTACCATTGCCGAAAGTTTCGATATCCACCATTACTTCATTTTTAATGTTTCTAGGCGTCATTAACCCTGGCTTTCTTTAAAAGACGGCGCTTTGTATTTTCAGTCTTGGTCTTTTCTTTATGACAATCCTTGTCTAATACGTCCAATTGTCCTATATCGCACCACAGCCGGTCTACTACTTCAGTCCATTCCATATCTTCCAGCGACTTATCTATCGGTATCAATGGCTGTACGTGGTCCACCTGGGCTAAGTAGGCAGGGAATATAAGTCCACAATTAGCGCAAAACACCCACTTGGTCACTCGCGGATGTTCTGGGTCACTATGTCTTATGGCCGATCTAGACAAGGCGTTACGCCGTAACTCTGAACGACTAAAAACTCTTCTCATAGCGCCTTTAAGTAGATTCCTCTCTTTAGGATTGTCAGGATTTTTCAATGACGCTTCCTCCGTTGACAAGTTCTACATTATACACAGCGCTAAAGTCAATCTCAGCCGGCGCGTGGTGTTCTACTATGAATGTACTCGGGTGAGGTAAATTTTGCAAGAGTTTAAACGCTTTTAACTTCATCGAAGAGTCTAAGCCATCAAGCGCTTCGTCGAAAAACACTTGTCTGAAGGCGAGGCCATGGCGATTGGCGACGGATTGCATAACCGCAACTCCAAAGCATAGTTTAAGAAGGCAGCGCTGTCCTTTGCTTAGCTGAGTGTAGGTGCAAAGATTCCCATCTTTATACACCTCTACTTCTAATTTATCTGCAGAAGTGGCAGAAAATGCAACTTTAATCTCTGCTTCAAAATAGTCAGATAGGCTGCGGTTTGTACTATCTTGTATGCTTCGTATGGCATTTTCTATGCTGAGGCTCCTGTGCAGCTCAATTATCTCTTGCATGACTGATATATCTGCCAGTTCTAACTCATACTTTGCCTTAAGGGCTTCCGCAATCTTTAACTTCGCCGCCATCTTATCAAATTCGGCTCTATTTGTATCTAGTAGTGAGGCATACGGATTATCTGAGGTCATCAGTCGGTCGGCTTGTTCCTGTAGAGTTGATATGCGTGTCTTTAGCGCCGTATTTCTGGCCTCTTCAAGCTCCAACTTCGACAATTTATCTTTTAAACTTGCCGCAAATACATGGTCACTAGGGGCTCCGCAATGTTCGCAAGTCTCTGCTTCAGCAACGATAATAGCTTCCTTATAGATTTCCTTTTCTTCCGTGAAAAAAGCTTCATTTTTTACTTTAAGCAGGAGGGGAGCTATAGTCTGGCCTATATTAGCTAAGTCAGTGTCCCTGTCTTCTTTAAAACTCACCATTTTGTGTCGGTATAAAGATGCCGCATTTTCTAATTCTAATATTCCGCCTTTAAGCATGCTCTCGGTATTTTCACATTTGCCGAGGCTAGTTTTGACCTCTGACCGATCTATAGATAATGCCATTTGCAATTTTCTCGCTAACGACAGATCTACTATTTTCTCTATAACAGCCCTTCGGTTCTTTGCTGAAGTGGCAAAAAATTGAGCAGTTTGACTGAACTCGTGAAAGTATGCGCCGGCTAGGTATGTCTCTAAATCCACGCCCAGGATTGCATCTATTTGCTTCTGAGTATCGCTAAGATCTTTGCCTCTAGTGTTTACTCTATCTCCGTTGCCATAGTAGTAGAATAAGTCATTGGGCGCCCGAGTGCGGGTAATGATAAGTCCGGTATCAAAAGTGGCACTCCCGAAGGTCGTGCTATCAATACCCCAGGTCCTTATCTCGTCAACGGAACCATTCTTAGCCGTTCTTCCGAATAGCACCCACGGAATAGCGTCGCATAGAGTGCTTTTGCCACTTCCAGTGGGGCCGCTAATAAGATTAAGCCCCGAGGAGTCAAAATCGAACTTGATGTTTTTATAACTCGCGAAGTTTTCCAACTCAATACTCACGATTTTCATACTTTAGACTTCCATAAATCCTTAAGCCGCACTTTTTGCTGCTCGGATATATTGGCGGATTCGATTAAGTTATCCAAAGTACTGCCGGAATCGCTCGCAGGTTTGTACACATTTGTGTGTACACTTGGTGTAATAAAGTCAATGCGCACCTCGGCGGCATTTATACCCATAGCAGCGATAATTTGGTCCCTAGTCAGAGTAGCGAAAGCCTCAGATGTGCCGGTAATCTTTAGCCACAATAGGTCCTCTGGATTGTAGACTAGAATGGTTTGAGGACCTATGTCTTTAGTCGTTAAGTTGAATACTACATGTTTGCGCAGATTAGTGGGTATAAACTTTGTACTACCATCCTCGTACAAGACCTGGAAACCTTTAGGTGGGTCTCCGGCTTCTCCGTAGTTGAGGGTGTATGGATTACCGATGTAACTGAACATACCGACGCCGCCTCTTTGTGGCCTTCCAGTTTTAATATCTTGTCTCTGGTGATAATGCCCTGAAATGACTCGGAAGTCTTTAACATCTTCAAAGGTAATGGCACTTTTATCTTGTATGTATTCACCCGAGTTGGTGCCTTTCAGTCCTTGATGCATTATGAGGGTAGAGCCTTTTGTCGCAGCGCTTAGGTACGATCTGAGCACTATTGGATCATGCTCGTATGGAATAAGATGCACTCCTGTGAGAGGAGAATTATTGGACACAGTGGGGGCATCCACCATAATTAGATCAGGCAATCCTCCGAGAAATCCGAGGAAGTAGCAGGCGGATTCTTTGCTCTTTTCGTTTAGCGAATCGTGATTACCGCGCATAATGTAGGCACGCCCCGTAAAGCGACTAAATGTATCTATCATTCTATTGACGCACTCGGCCCTTAGATTAGCTTTTGTGTCATGCAGATCCCCCGCTACTATGAGGGGGACATTTAAATTCTCGGCCTCATGAATGGCCATATTCATTGCTTTATCAGCTACTTCCAATGTACGCATGCTATAATGTACGTCAGAGATTAAAACTGCGCGCGGCTTACTCATCAATTCCTCCAAAATGGTAGTCTAATTTAGCTACCAATCCATTTCTTAATCTTACAATAAAGGCAAATATATTTTGGAGCCTCATAGCTATTGGTATAGCCGCAACTATAGTCAGAATGATATGGTGACAATTCCTTTACTAACCATGCTAAAATTAGTAAACAAGTCACTCCTCCAATTACAGTCAAACAAATCATACATCCTCCAAAAAAGAACCGCCACTGGGAGATTCCGCCAGACTAATACCCGCCGATGTTATGTCCAGAATGAAAGACTTAGGGCCGGGACTAGATCTATCAATGTGATTTTTGAATAAAGTCCAGTGCACCTTTGCGCCTACCCGCACCTTCTCTCCTTTTACGGTTTTCTCTAACCATGCCTTGCGTGTAGTTTGATAGGTCAGACTACTAAAGAAATTAACTGCCTTCCCTCCGGCGTTAGTCTTGCCAGGCGAACCAATGTTCGAGTAGGTATAATTTATAATAAGAAGAGCAATGTCATACATAGTGCGCTTAGCTATTAACTTATTAAGTCCTTCGCGGTTGGTCTTGCCTTTACCACCAGGCTTCTGACCGCTTGTGGCAAGATCTCGCTCAGCATCGTGCTTAGATATTACATTGCCTATGGAGTCTAGCACTATGAGCATTTTGTCATTAGGGTGACTTTTCACCCGGTCATCGATAAAGGCGCATACTGCGTCATAAATCTCTTCGGCCACAGATTCTTGCATCATGTACAGTTTACCGGGATCGACGCCCCAGTCAACGAAGTCCTTCTTAGTGGTCTTGCCTTCAGTCTCTACGTATAGTACTGTGACACCTTGCTCTTGGGCCGCTTTTATAGCCGCAATTGAGCACGACGTCTTCCCGCTATCGCTATCGCCTGCAATCATTACTATCTTGCGAAAGGGCAGACCCTTGGTGTTAGTGCCTTTCTGCCACCACTGTGGCATAATCACATATTCAAGATCTGCCGCATCTTGCAAGTCGCTGCCGAGGATGATCTTAGGGCGGTAGAGCTTACTCACTTCAGCAGCAGTATCTTTAGCTTTAGACTTTGCCATTAGAAAGAACTCTCTTTCATTAAGGTGCGAAATACCACCTGGGAATTGTGCACTGCATCTAATAGGCGCTCCGCTTCCGCTAGTGCCGCCTCCGCTCCATCATATCCCTTTTGCGCGTCACTAACTAGTGAGTCGGAGTCTACCATGGCCGCAATCTGCGCTTCAGTGGGCTTTTTCTCCGAGTTTTTAATGATATCCAAATAAACTGCCGCTCTGATTTGCTTCACACCGTGCCTGCGCATTCGAGCGTCTAAATCTAGTGGTGTAATCATTGTCACCAGTTTAAACTCGGCATCTGCCAATTCGTGCGTGATTTCTTCCGACTGCGACACTGTAGTACCATTCTCGTACACTTCGGAGACTCGTTTTTGCAGTTGTTCAATTAGGTCTTTCATTCTCATCCTTCTCTTCCTCTTTAACAGGTGTTTCGTTCAGCAATAAAGGGAATGTACGGCCCCATACAAACCCTAGTGCTGCCCCCATAATGAGGCAAGGCATAATAGGAAGTCCTTCTGATTGTAGGAACACTTGCATGGCGTACGATGTAAGCATCAACACGGTCATATTTATGATGTTTACAGTTGAGTTTTTCATACTTCCTCCTAGAAGTTAATACCTATGCTAATACCTAATGTTCCGTTTGTCAAGCCAAACCCGCCCACAGTAATAGGCCCTAGCACCTGTTTTGACACACTCACGCCGTAGTATGGCGTCCAGTTGTCGATGGCCGCGAGAGCCGATACATTAACTGTATTAGTCTTAGGCGGGATGACATCAGTAGTCACTTTGCTAGTGTCTGTAATTACGTCGGTATTATGCGCAACAGTATCAACAGTAGTTGTGGTGTCTGTCTCTTTAGCTCCATCGGGCTGTTGGATGACTTTTGTCGTAGTTACGCTGTGGGTATCCTTGTTACTGGCTTCTTTTGTAACATCTTGCACTGAGGATACTGTTTTTACTTCGGGTTTTTGAGTGGCGGAGTAACGTCCAGCGACGAAAGCACCTAGTAGCATTGCTATTGCAAGCCCGAATCTAAGTTTCTCTTGTATCATAATGGCCCCATATCTTCCCAGTCTTCACGACGAAATTTAGTGCTATCTTCGAACATTACTTTATCTGGATGATCAGCAAGAATTTCATTTTCACCCACTTCTGCGATAAAGACTATAGTCCCTATTCCTAGGAATGACGTGCAAACTGCTTCGGCTGATCGACCAGTCTTTTTGTGAATCCACAAACGAACATTAGGATTAGATCTTGGCATTTTCATCTCCCAGTAGTACTCGCACGTCTGAGGATCGGGTGAGAAATAAGATTGATATTTGCTAGCTTTAGCTCTATATCGATAGCAGGCTTCTCTTTTATCGCAACCTACACCCATGCACATTGATATGTCTGGCATTATATCACCTTATCTATAAGGCCTAGAGTTAGGCACTGCCGAGCATTAAAGTAGGTTGTTTTTTTGTGCATATCACTCCACAGGGCGGCTGTGGTGTTAGTACAGTCCGCAAGCAAATCACACCATTGTTCTTCGAGCCTGCGCATATGACTGGCTTCCCGCTCAAGTTCAACGACATTACCTTTAATCTTACCTGCATCTTCGTGCACCATCACCCAGGCCTCTTTCGCCATACTGCGCTCATGTCCATAGGCTAATATAATGACAGCAGCGCTAGCCACTTCGCCGAAGGCTGTTATACGTACTCGCAACCCACATGTGCGGATCTTAGAGGCGATAGCAAGGGCAGAAATGGCACTTCCGCCGAAGGAGTTGATCTCGATATCTATAAGCTTCGCTTTAGGGTATTCTTTTTGAAACTCGCGGAGTTGATCTGAGAACGCCTTATAGGCATCGTCATTAATCTCGCCTACGATTTGTATGTCACTCATGCAATACCCCTCCAAAAAAGACGGCCATTATAATTCAACTCGAACGGTAGATGCTGCATGTTCAAGAACATCAACAACCCTTTTTACCTCTGGATCGAGAGTTTCATAATCTCTGTCCAGATCTTCGTAAATAACTTGGATCGTTTCATCCAGCATAAACAAAAGCTTATCTCGTAATTTACCTTTTTCTTTATCGTTCATGTGTCCCCCTCCTATATACACCCTATCACGGGGATAGGTGACGGGTCAAGTACTAAAAAAGAAGGCCCCTACACATCGGCAAGCTAGGAGGAGGAGGGCTTAGTGTAGGGGCCGGAGGCAGGAGGAGAACTTTACATAGTATTACACGTAAAATATCAAAATGCAAGACTTATTTACTAAAAACGACACAAATACATAGAGCGACTATGTGAAAAGCGCATAATACCAAAAACACTGAATTTGCCAAAATTTGCGTATGCATGGTCGTTATCCCTTATAGTTTGTATCTATATTTACCCACATATTGGGGGTATAAGTACAGTATAATACATACTTTAACCTTAAGTATACTATAATATGTCTTGGTATAAGGTCATAAGTATACTATAATATGTCTATAGGCTTAAGGTCTTTGGCACATTCCCTGCTTGATTTAAAAAACATGAAAAAAAGGCTAAACGTTAAGTACTCTTCTATTATACCTAAGGGCTGGAAACGTGTCAAGCACTATTTACTTATATTATAGTTATAGTAGGCATAAGAATAATCTATTGGTAATTAGGCTTAAGGCAGTGCAGTATGGCTACAGGAGGTCTTATGACAAAAACACTAACGCAGATGATCGCAGCGGAGCGACAAAACTTTCACTTCACACCTAGCGATAGCCGATTAGAGGTTTACGATCACATTTTGGCTCGAAAACTTAACAAATACTTCAAACGGTTCGAGGATGGGCAGTACATGTTCCAGCCACGCGAAGAGTGCTTTTTTAGAGTCCAACAAAATCAAGTAGTTACAGTCGAGCTTATGTTGAAACGTCACTTATCTTGGAAGGGTCGCTAGGGTAGTATGCCATGGCTAAAGCGCGCAAAGATTTAATGGCCAGTTCGATTGTAGTGGTTTTGATATATGCACTTGCTTTTTTGTTATATCTAGGTTATTATAGTCTTAAGCAATAGGAGGTTTTATGAAATACGTAACGATAGTACTGATGTTTATGCTGGCGGCCTGCGGACCTGACCAAAACCCCGCCGCTCGACCGTTTTTGACTTGCACCACGAGTGATACGGCCCAAGGCGCACTTATTCAATGCCCGGATGGATCGTCATCATTAGTTACTAGCGGGGCTAACGGTACGCCAGGGACAGTCATAACTGCCGTCCAGTTCTGCCCGAATGTGACGCCTGTCTACCCGTCGACCTTCCCAGAAAGCGGGATATGCCTAGACGGTACCATGTATGGCGTCTATAGCGCTAATGGCGGATTCCTGGCCGCACTTCCGCCTGGGCAGTACAGCAGTGATGGAATTAATGCAAGTTGTACCTTTACTATTCAACCAAACTGTGTTATCGTAAATCAATAAAGGAGATTTCATGAAACTAAAGAATAACTACATTTTTATCGGGGCAGCAATCGTATTGCTGTTTGCTCTGTTGACGCCGGCCTTTGCTGCTACGAGTGCCTCAGATAGTACCAAAGATCTCATTGTACTGAACGAGGCTAACACAGTCAGTCTACGCGGTGTCGTAGACGGCTCTTCTGTGGCCGAAGTGATCAAGGGCATTGAAAAACTCAATGATCAAAAAGTGCCACTTATTGGCAAGATCCGTCATAAACTATTTACACCAAAACCCATCTACCTTGTACTATATACGCCCGGAGGCGACGTTGGTGCTGGCCTTGAACTTGTAGAGGCAATTAAAGGAAGTGTGCGCCCCGTTCATACAATTACGATGTTTGCTGCAAGTATGGGATTCCAGATCGCCCAGCAGCTGGGCACCCGCTATATCTTAGAGACGGGCACTCTGATGAGTCACCATGCCAAAGGCAGTGTTGGAGGCGAGATCGGCGGGCGCGGAACTAGCCAGATTCAATCTCGTTTAGGTTATTTCGAACGATTATTGACTGAATTAGACCTACAAACAGTGGCGCGCACAGGAGGTAAACAAACACTGGCTAGTTACCAAGAGGCGTACGACCATGAGCTGTGGGTATCGGGCAAAGAATCTGTCGCTCAAGGGTACGCCGATGAGGTAGTGACTGTACGCTGCGATGCAAGTTTGGCCGGGTATGAAATGCATACGGTCGATATCCCCACGCCATTTGGTAATATCGCTGTTGATTATGACTCTGCCAAATGTCCTCTAAATTCTGCGCCTAAGAATGCTAGGCCGCATAAACAGATCGTTAATGATAAATTGGATGCAGCTTTAACCGAATTCAAAGACACCTATGATAACATCCAAAACCACATTATTCCGATGACGTACTAATATGATACACGAAGCTATCCCCTACATCATCGTTTACGGAGTGCTGGCGGCAATGCCGGTCTATAAATTGTGGGCGGCTTATCTTCGTAGGCCGCCCACTATCGAACTTACTGATTTAAGACAGTTACGATGATACTGGGATTATTGCTGGCCACCGCTATCGACGTACAAAACGGTAGAGATGTGTATATTCGCAATTGCACTTCTTGCCACAATACAAATCCGAGAGTTGATGGAAGCATAGCCCCCTCCGTGTGGGGCAGTAGCCGCGAACTGATAGAAGCCAGGGTGATTAAGGCCGAGTACCCTAAAGACTATAAGCCTAAACGCAATACGCATATAATGCAGCCGCTGCCTTTTCTAGGGCGCCACGTCTCAGAAATATACGCATACCTCAATAGCAATTGACTTTTGCGATACATGGCAGTATGCTATGTATGTCTAGGAGGAAATATGCGAAGAACTATCCGTTTCGACACAGTAGATTCGACAGAAACCTTTGAGTTTGATTTGGGCGATATGGGCATTTTTGAATGCACACTGTGCATTGCGCGTTACCGCCCGGAGCAAGGGGGTATGTTTGATGAAAAATGGGTCGCTGTGCCTGAGGCGCTAGAAGTATTGGCCGTTGATGGGCAAGACCTTCCAAGCATAACTCAAGAGTTTCAAAGTATTATCAATCGAATGTTAATCGACCAAACATTAGTAGTGGAAGTGGTGACCTATTTTGACTGAATTTAATTCCTTGTCAATAGAGCAAATACTTAAGTCCTATGCCTTTCCATATAGGTTCTATGTCAGATACGCTGTGTACTGTGCTAAGTACGCTATGACTAATGTGAAGGCAGAGGATCAAGACCCTAGATCCCTAAAGGTTCTAGCCCTAGCAGAGGCCTTCGGCAATGGCCAAGCAATAGACGCTAAAGAACTAGAGGCTGCCGCCCGTGCCGCCCATACCGCCACCTATACCGCCTATGCCGCCGCCACCTATGCCGCCGCCTATGCCGCCCATACCGCCGCCTATACCGCCTATGCCGCCACCTATACCGCCTATGCCACCGCCTATGCCGCCTATGCCGCCGCCACCAGCGCCGCCTCCACAGAAGAACTAAAAGACTATCTTATAGATACTATTAGTAAAGAGTTTAATGACTTAGAACTAATGTTGATGCGGAGTTAGGGAATGAATATACGCTTTACGCCTTTAGGCGGGAATATCTGCATATGAAGAATGAACTTAGCCATCTATCAATAGAGCAAATACTTAAGTCCTATGCCTTTCCACATAGGTTCTATGTCAGATACGCTGTGCATTGCGCTAAGTACGCTATGGCTAATGTGAAGGCAGAGGATCAAGACCCTAGACCCCTAAAGGCTCTAGCCCTAGCAGAGGCCTTCGGCAATGGCCAAGCAATAGACGCTAAAGAACTAGAGGCTGCTGTTGATGCCGCCTATGCCGCCACCAGCGCCGCCTATGCCGCCGATACCGCCACCAGCGCCGCCACCCATGCCGCCCATGCCGCCCATGCCGCCACCTATGCCGCCCATGCCGCCTATGCCACCTATACCGCCTATGCCGCCGCCCATGCCGCCACCTATGCCACCGCCCTTGCCGCCACCTATACCGCCTATGCCACCGCCCATGCCGCCTCCACAGAAGAACTAAAAGCCTATCTTATAGATACTATTAGTAAAGAGTTTAATGACTTAGAACTAATGTTGATGCGGAGTTAACTTATGCCCACTTTACGCCTTGATATGATACAACTGTCTAAATATCACTGGCATATTGTCTCGCCAAAAGGACATATAATTCAAAATAATCTAAGCTTTTCAAATAGATATAGAGCAGAGGAATATGTTAAAAATTACATATCAAGTTATGTTAATTGGAGCTATACTGTTATCACCTTGGAGGAGGAAAATAACAATGAAAGATCAAAAACAGGAAACTAAAGTGTATAAAGTAGAATTCACATTAGAGAGCCTAACAGTATTCTCTATTGCAGGTATGCAAGTATATTGGCAGGACTCTAAGCATCCACAGGCCGCGGGGCCATTTGCCAGCGTATGGGAGTGTATGGAGGATTACAAGCGTACTTATCTCCGTATTAAAGCGGTACCTATCAAAGGATGGCCATCAGAGGCGCCCTTAGCAACTATCATTTCAGTCGATTTTAAGGCTAAAAAGCGCATATAATCGAATAGACATAATATTACCCCTCGTATATTGGACATAGGGACTATGGACAAGGCTTTGAGATATCCTCGAGACCTTCCCCGTTAGTCAGCCTGCGTCTACCGGTGAGATTGTGGAGCGATCTATCTGCCAGCAATCACGTAGCAGGAATAAAAACGAGGATATACTCCCATGGCAAATCGCGGTTGGTCTAGTGGTGGAAAAATCTATTCCATGCACACAATGCCCGTACTCATAGACTGTAACTTTATCGTAGATAGCACTAATGGCAATGGCTTAGGCATTAGAAGCCTTAAAGGCCCTTCTGTCGCTAACGTATTCATGAATACTTCCGCCCCTTTAGCAGGTTCCGGAAACCCAAATCCAGGCGCCGGTGGCATCGTAGTTCAACTCCAAGACAATTATAATCGATCTCTCTCAGGCTTTAGTTCTATTGTTAGCCCATTGTCAGGCTCGCCTCTGACCTCTGTTACAGCAGGTACGACCTACGTCATTGTATCTTTGGGCACTGCATCCTTAGCGCAATGGCAAGCAGTTGGCCTCCCGTCTGGCTTCGCCCCAGCAATTGGTGCAGCTTTTGTTGCTACCGCCTCTCAATCCATTGGTGGATCTGCCGCTGTAGAGATTGTGGCAAGTGCAGGATCTAACATTACAGATATCGAGACTGTTGGTGATCCTAATCAAACCATCGCCCCCTCCGGCACACCAGGACTTGGTGCTCAGATCGTACTTCAATGCTATAAGAACGGCGTTCAAGCTGCACCTGCCAATGGTAGCGTTATTAGTCTTGCCTTTTACCTAAGTAACTCTAGCGTTCAAGTACAAGGGGAGTAACCCGTGGCACTGTCATAAGCTTAGGGTTTTTACTAAGTAACAGTTCTGTCTCAGTACAAGGTGAGTAATGGCCTCTTTAGGAATCCCACAACAGTTCTACGTCCAACAGGCTAATGGAACAATATTAGTCTCTTGGTCATTGTCTGCAGGCGCTACAGAGTACATCGTACAGCGTAGCCAAGACAATGTTACTTATACGACAGTGGCGACCGTCTCAGGCAGCCCTCTGGCCACATCATACCTAGACTCAGCGGTAACCCTAGGGACGCAGTACTGGTATCAAGTGAGTACTTCTAATGGTACCATCTCTAGTCCATTTACTGCACCCGCAAGCGCCGTCCCCACAACATCAGGTGAAATGTGTCTAAGTCAAATACGCTTAGCCGCCATGCAACGCGCTGACAGAGTGAACTCAAACTTTGTGACATTGCCTGAATGGACAAGCTACATCAATCAATCAATGTTTGAGTTGTATGACTTATTGGTGACTTTATATGAGGACTACTTCTTAGCTCCTCCTATTCAGTTCACTTCCGATGGTACTACATTCCTATACCCGCTGCCAAATGGCATACTCACCTTTCAAAGTGGCATTAACAACACCATATCTATCGTAGGTGCGCCCTTCTATAAGCTCATGGGTGTTGACTTAGCCCTTAACAATACAACTAATGGCTATGTCACTATAAATAAGTTTAATTTCACAGATAGAAATAGGTTTGTATATCCAAACACCTCAAGTACTATCTACGGGGTATTCAACCTTCAATATAGGGTATTAGGCAGTAATATAGAGTTCATACCTACGCCCTCGGCTGGGCAACAAATCCGCATTTGGTATATCCCCCGCCTAGTGGAGTTGCTTCAAGACACAGACACCACATCTATGGGTATATCTGGTTGGATTGAGTACGTTATAGTCAAGGCCGCCTACTATGCACTAACGAAGGAAGAATCTGATACGACTTCACTCGTAATGCAGTTGGCGGCTCTTCAAAAACGAATCGAAGAATCAGCGGCTAATAGAGACGCAGGTTTGCCGGATAAGATATCTGACGCCAGGTCTAACAATGGTACCGGCTGGGGCAATAGCAACGGCGGCTGGAATGGCGGCGTAGCAGGATGGTAACATGAAGTTATGTAGTAAATGTGATAGCCCTGGAAAATTTAGCCCAGATAAACGAGCGTCCGACGGATTACAAAGCCAATGCCGCGAATGTTGTAATTCTTATCAGAATTCTAGGCCGTGGCCCGTGAAAACGTTGGAGCAGAGAAGGCGTCATGAGAGGGCTTGGAAATTAAATAATCCAGGTAAAAAAACAGCTCATGTAGCTAAACGGCAGGCTACAAAAATTCAGGCAACACCTAAGTGGCTTAGCAAACAACAGTTGTTAGAAATTCGCGAGTTTTACATAATAGCCAAAGAATTACAATGGCTTAGCGAAGAACCCTTACAAGTTGATCATATCATGCCGCTTAGAGGTAAAGATTCTTGTGGTCTACATGTTCCTTGGAATTTACAGATATTGCCCAGGAACATCAATATAAGGAAAGGTAATCGCGTCTAATGGCTTCTAATTTACCTTTAAAACTATCTTGGGATATGGCACAGACCAAGTGGGCCTCTCAGCTTAACCCTTTGCTAACTAACCCTATGAATAACATGAGCATTATACCCAATGTGCAACTACAATCAGGTGTCAATGTTATAAACACTCTGCTCGGGCGCACACAACAAGGCTGGGTGTTAGTAGACAAACAGGGCGTAGCAGACATTTACCGCTCTGCACCATTTAACAATCTGACCTTGACATTGACGAGTAGTGCCAAAGTACTTGTAAGTATTGGAGTGTTTTAAATGAGTAGCACCATTAGCCCTAATATGAATCTAGTCATTCCTACGGTAGGCAATGAGCTAGGCCCTCAGTATGCTTTCGATGTGAATAACAGCCTATCACTTGTAGATCAACACGACCATACCAGTGGCAGGGGCGTGCAGATCCCTCCCGCAGGCCTTAACATTAACTCAAACTTAACATTTCTCAATAACTTTGCCGTAGATCTGGCCGGCACCACTTTTAATCCACAGACTTCCGTGCCAGCCGACGGTACAATCTATGTCAATGGCGTTGACCTCTACTATGTCGATGAACTGGGTAACAACATCCGCATCACTCAGTCAGGTGCAGTCACTGGTACGCCAGGATCTATTGCCAATCTTACAAGCCCTGCCTCAGCAACTTATGTTGCCGGCTCTAGTACCTTTGTGTGGCAGTCAAATGCCAATATTGCAGCTAATATGGACTTTGGCGCTGCAATTATGCGTAATCTTAGCCCTAATAGCACATTCGCACTGACTTTACAGCCGCCGACTCTTACTTCTAACTACTCAATTACATTGCCATACCTTCCGTCAACCCAAAGCATCATGACATTAGATGCTGCCGGTAACATGGCAGCGCCATATACAGTAGATAATAGCTCTATAATCATTAGCAGCAATGTGATTGAGGTGGGCCCTGGTGGTATTACAGCTGCCATGCTCTCCTCCGGTGCAATTAACTCTGTAGTTCCATCAGGAGTCATAACTGCATACGGTGGTGTGTCTGCCCCAACCGGGTATTTGATGTGTGATGGTACTTCATATCTACGAGCAACCTATCCAAATCTGTTTACGGCTATCGGCACCGCCTATGGTACAGCCGACAGCACTCACTTCAATGTCCCGGACTTGCGTGGTTTATTTCCTCGTGGCACAGACAATGGCGCTGGCAATGATCCAGATACGTTGTCTCGTACGGCCCAAAACCCTGGCGGTAATACCGGGGACAATGTCGGTTCATTGCAGGCCGATGCTTTTGAAAACCACATCCATGCCTCTAACCTGTACACACTAACCGGTGGAGGACCATTCGTCGTCTCTGGCGGACAAAGCGGTAATGCACAAATTGGACAAGCTAATACAACCACAGCAACTGGAAGTACAAGCACAGAGACCAGACCCAAGAACGTATACGTTAACTACATCATTAAGACCTAAAGGATATCGTGGCGTTAAGCAAGCAACCAATTTCTCTTAACTTCGCTCAAGGGATTAATACAAAGGCCGATCCTTATCAAATACCTATTGGCAGCTTTGCCGCTATGCAAAACTCAGTCTTTAGTGCCACTGGTAGATTGACTAAACGTAATGGCTTTGCTCAGATCACAAGTCTGCCTAATGCCGATCAAACAGTACTTACCACTTTGAATGACAATCTAATAGCCACTGGATCGAATTTATACGCTTTCAGCCAAGATACCGATCAATGGCTCAATCAAGGGACAGTGCAGCCAGTACAACTGTCCACACAACCATTAGTGCGCGTATCCACTAGTCAATCAGGCCCAGATGCTGCTACAACTGCGGCAGGCCTTACCTGCTTAGTCTATGAAGATAATGCTATAGCGTACTACCAGGTGTCCGATAGCATAACTGGTCAACAGATAGTACCCAGGGTATCGTTGGGAGCGGCATCCTCTCAACCAAGAGCGTTTTTGCTCGGCCAGTACTTTATAGTAACTTTCTTTCAAAATATCGGCGGTAATCATCACTTACGTTATGTTGCCATACCTATTACGATGCCAACTTCGCCCGAAGGCGTTGAGGACATTGCTACAGGGCTATTGGCGACGTCTGGATACGACGGTGTGGTAGCTAATGGCTTTCTGTACATGGGCTGGGCGGATACCACAAACGATGTAAAGATCGCGTCACTATCGCAACATTTGATCCTGAGTGCGCCGACTGTGGTTACAGGGCATACCGCCAATCTGATGTCGCTAGCAGCGGATATCATAGGGAGTACAACCCTCGTATGGATGACATTCTGGGATAGTAGCAGTACTAATGGCTACACCTGCTCTTTCAATCAGGCGCTGGTGCCTATACTCGCCCCTACTAAAGTCATCACTACAACGTCTATAAGTGAACTGACAAGTATCACAGACCAAAATCAGATACTTGAGATCTTCTATGAGAATATCAATACTTATGGTTCAGGACCAAATAGTGCTGTAGAGACTGACTTTGTGTCTAAAGTCACTATTAGCCAGACAGGTACAGTTATAGGTCCAGTCATAGTGCTCAGGTCGGTAGGACTGGCATCTAAGCCCTTCATGACTGCGACAGGCGTTATATACATCCTAGTTGCCTACGGCGAAACTAATCAGCCAAGCTACTTCCTTATCGATAGCCTTGGTAACATATACATGCGCCTAGCTTACTCTAACGGCGGTGGTTATGAGTCTTCCCAGGTGCTACCAACAGTCTCCTTAGTAGGCACTAACTATTCTGTCCCTTATTTAACCGCAGATCTGCTAACAACCATCAACAAAGGCACTAATAATCCGTCCGGCACGCCAACGGCGGCTATATACACACAATTCGGTGTCAACTTAGCTAATATCGGCCTTAATAACTCCGGTCAATATAGCTCTGAGATAGCAGGCGCTCTATTCTTGACGGGCGGTATGGTATGGGAGTATGATGGTGTCAGGCCCACAGAGCTAGGCTTTCAAGTATGGCCTGAGAATCAAGCGGTTACGACGTCTACTACCGGCGGTATGATCGGTGCGGGCACTTATTACTATCAGTTTACTTATGAATGGACAGATAACGCAGGTAATCTGCATAGATCTGCCCCCAGTATCCCCATAAGCATTACAACTACAGGCTCTACATCTGAGAATACTCTGTATGTGCCAACACTTAGGCTGACATATAAGGTCGCCCCCAACCCAGTGCGTATAGTCGGCTACCGCTGGAGTGTCGCCCAACAGGTATATTATCAGTTCACCTCCGTCACATCGCCCATCGTTAATAATCCCGCAGTAGACCTAGTCACTTTCACAGATACGCTATCGGACGCAGAGATCTTAGGGAATGCCATTCTATACACAACTGGCGGTGTGGTAGAAGATATTGCGCCTCCGGCATCTATAGACAGCACATTGTTCAATAATCGCCTGTGGCTCATCGATGCGGAAGATCGCAATCTATTGTGGTTCTCCAAGCAGGTAATTGAGGCGGTACCAGTAGAAATGTCAGATCTATTGACGATATACGTCGCCCCTACGTCAGGTGCTCAAGGTTCAACAGGTCCTATGACCGCCCTTGCCGCCATGGACGATAAACTGATTATCTTTAAGAAAGATGCCATATACTATATAAACGGTATTGGTCCTGACAACACAGGCTCTAATAGCGGATATAGCGACCCTATATTTGTTACGGGCGCTGTCGGGTGCGCTAATCCCGCTAGCATAGTATTAATGCCTAGCGGACTTATGTTCCAATCAGACAAAGGTATATGGCTTCTAGGTCGCGACCTTAGTACTACGTATATCGGTGCTCCAGTTGAAGGATTTAATAGTCAAACTGTCGTTGGCGCACAAACTATACCCGCCACTAATCAGGTGCGGTTCGTCTTAGCCAATAATGTCACCTTAATGTACGATTATTACTTCAATCAATGGGGTACATTCACTAATACCTTTGCCATTGCCTCTACTCTATATCAAGGATTCCAAACCTATCTCAATAGCTTTGGCCAAGTATTCCAAGAAACTCCGGGTATCTACTTAGACGGCTCACAGCCAGTGTTGATGTCTTTGACAACTGGTTGGATTAATGTTGCAGGACTGCAAGGGTATGAACGGTTTTATGAGCTATTTCTGTTAGGCACTTATATCACACCGTTCAAGCTCAATGTATCTTTGGCCTATGACTACAGTTCTTCAGCTACCCAGCAAACCACAGTGTTGCCTAATAACTACGTAGCACCGTGGGGCGGCGAAGCGGTATGGGGAAGTGGTGGCCCATGGGGCGGTCCTGGCAACGTGTTTGAAGCGAGGGTATTCCCACAAACTCAGAAGTGCGAGAGCTTCCAAGTGTCTATCCAAGAAATATATGATCCCAGTTTTGGTGCTAACAGTGGCCAAGGCTTGACATTATCTGGTTTAAACCTTATAGTAGGAGTTAAACGCGGATGGAGGACTCAGAGTGCCGGTAAATCATTTGGGTAAGTTGGCGAGAATGCTTAAGAATCCATTTAAAAAGAGACCGCCAAGCATAGCACTGAGTGAATTAGAATCCGAGATTTGGGACTTTGCCTCTATCCAATGGTGGAACCACGACTCAAACCGCCCAAGATCCTATGGCCTTCTACTACAGGAGTACAAGCAGTTGAGTAAAGACGTTCACAGTTTGCTGGCAGATGGCATCCTATATACACCCTATGGCCCAGTCAAGATCAGAATATGCACCCCCCTAGAGAAAATGCTGATGAATGGTTGAGATAAATCTCATTCCCTTTAAGCACAAGCACTTGCCATTAGTGCTCGAGCTCCTTAAAAGCCGCCAGTACGTAGGTATATCAGACATCACCACCAAAACGCTTCCTAAGATCGGCTATATCGCTATGCTCGGTGACCAACCAGTGGCGTGTGGCTTTCTTAGGCGCTTAGAACCATTTTACGCACAGCTGGACACGCTAAGTTCGAGCGCATACTTCGGTAGTGACATTAGGCACCTTGGCATAAACAAATGCGTGTTTGCCCTCATCGATGATGCTAAACGCTTGAAACTTAAGGGTATTATTTCTCACACTTCTGACCCAGGCATCTTGTCTCGGGCACAATCTATCGGCTTCCACATCGTCGAGCAAACTATTATTGCCAAACCCCTTTAAATTGGACATGGGGACTAAGAGGGTAGAGGCCCTCTACGTCCGGACCCTTCATTTGAGTGAGCTTAGAAAGCTTCTCGAATAAGACGGGCGCCTAAAAACGCTCAACGGCGTAGTTGGCTTCTCCTTTTCACCTCCACACCACTTCAGGAGTGTACCAGTGAGTTCAATTACAGGCATGTTAGGTTTGAATGGCGGAGTAAACGGCACCGGGGTGGCAGGGCCTCAAGGCGCCCAGGTGGTGAATCCAGTAGATCCTGGCCAGACTAATACAGCATATGACCAAACACAAACTGCCATGCAACAACAGAACTCGCTACTAAATGCCCTACAAGCTCAAAATGGCCTTGGTAATCAATCTTCAGTATATAATCAAATGCAAGGCGTCGCTAACGGTACTGGTCCTAACCCGGCGCAAGCTCAATTAGCCCAGGCAACAGGCGCTAATACGGCTAATCAAGCAGCACTAATGGCCGGTCAGCGAGGGTCTGGCGCTAATGCCGGTCTTCTCGCGCGCCAAGCTGCTCAACAGGGCGCCGCTAATCAACAAAATGCCGCAGGCCAGGCAGCAACACTTCAGGCCAACCAAAGTCTTAATGCTTTGAACAATCTCGGCGGTATCGCCAACACTCAAGTTTCTAATCAAATTGGCCAAACTAATGCCAATACTCAAGCGCAACAAGCAGAGCAATCTAACTTATTAAATGCTCAACTAGGCGTTAATAACTCCAATGTAGCTAATCAAGCAAGTATCAACGCCTCAAATGCAGGGGCTGCTAATGCTATGACCGGCCTTCTGGGCAGTGCGCTTGGTGGTGCCGCGCAGGGAGCAGGCGCAGGACTTACTGGGGCGGCTGCCTCAGGCGCAGGCGCAGGCGCAGGCGCAGGCGCACGCGGTGGAAAAGTATCAGATCTACCAAAAATGGCCACTGGCGGTCCTGTTTCCAACGGGCCACAAAGTAGTTTTGGTCAATTCTTGAATTCTGGTGTTAACCCCGGCTCCGCGCCATCGAGTCCAATGGCTTCTAGCCAAGGCGAAAGTCAAGGGAATGCAGCTTTACAGGCAGGCGCGAACAAGCTTGGTCAAGCACTTGTCGCAAGCGCACCGACGCCATCTACTCCCGCCGCTCCATCTTTGGCCACAATCCAAGCAACACCTGCTGCGGCATCTAATGCCGGGTATTCTAAGCCAATGGCCTCTGGCGGCAAAGTACCAGTCCTACTCTCCCCAGGTGAAAAGAAACTAAGTCCTGCTCAAGCCCAGGCAGTCGCTAAAGGTAAAGGTAGTCCTATGGCCATGGGCGCTACTGTCCCGGGCAAGCCTGTAGTTGGCGGCGCTAAGAATGATTATGCTAATGATATCATCAAAGATTCAGCCGAGCCGGGCACTGTCATCATACCTAGGTCAGTGACTCAGTCTAAGAACCCAGAGCAAAAGGCTATTGAGTTCGTCAGAGCTGTATATGCTAAAAAAGGCCGCTTGCCAAGGAAGTCTAAGTAATGGGCAACATTAAGATAAACTTAAGTGAATTTAAGCACTTGAACTCTGACGATAAGTCTACAACACTTCAGCATAAAGATGGGCACACAATCACGCTCGCCCATAAATCTCTGTCAAAGCCCAATCAAGAAGCGCTGATGGCCCTAGCACAACCTGCAAAAGCAATTGAGACAGACAACACTGCCAAGGGCGTGCAGCAAGCACAGTCGATGCCCGAACAGCCGCAATACGGCAATGTCATCCATAAGAAGGCTGAAGGCGGTAATGTTTCTTCTTCTTCTTCTTCCGCACCTCCGCAGCAATTCGCAGGTGAAGACTCAGATAAAGATCCTTCATCCCAAGTCGTACAACCAGATGCTAGTAAATCACCAGTGGTGATCAATGTAGGCTCACCGCCTCAAGATCAAGGCGTATCTGCCAACGGTACCCCTAACGCGCTAATGACCAATGATCAACAAGCGCAAGCCAATCAACCTGCGCAACCTCGAGCGCCAGCATCTGCCACTGCCCCCGCACAACCCCAAGGTACAGACCCTGACAGCGAACAGCCAGAGGTCGCCTCTACTGGCAATCCTGGTGCACAAGATAACACAGACTCTATGCAACAGCCCTCGGCAGATGCTATAAATGCTGCCGCCACCGTGCAACCGCCACCACCTCCGACAGTCGGTCAAGTACTAACCTCTCCACAATCAGCCCCCGCCATTAAGCAATCATTTGATGAGGAATATGCGAAAGCTAAAGCAGATTACAATGATGGTAAAATAACGCCTAAAACTTATGCAGATTTATGGGCTAACAAAAGTACACCTGCCAAAATCGCCAGTGTATTTGGTTTAATTCTAGGTGGTATCGGCAGCGGCTTGACACATCAACCAAATGCTGCCCTAGCTATGATGGACAAGATCTTAGATCAAGATTTG